TGTATCGTATCAAATCAATAGAGAAGAATGTAAATTAATTTATGATAGTATTACATATGATGGTGAAGTTATGGAAAAATATGCCCAGCAAAACCCTAAACTAAGTTTCCAATATGTTGATTATCGTCTTGCTAAAAGGACTGGCGATGAAACGGCATTTGCTAATCTTACATTCCCTATTGGTGGTAATGGTCGTCTCGTATCAAAAGTTATGTATAGTCTTGCATCAAATGCTAATTTCACTCCATTATCTCTATTGAATGGTGCTACTGCTTTTGGTGAATATAATATATCCACTAATCTTTTATACAATGATAGATTTGAGTTTAATGTTAATAGAACCAATAGTGCATTACTATTCCATACGACTCAACACGCTGAGGGCAAAGTTCCTATGATTACACATGATGAATATGTTCGGCGTGCTACTACATCTAGTCTTACTGCTGAAACATTTGAAGGACGTGATCAAAGTTCAAGTGCTGTCGGTCTTGGTCAATTATTTAGATGGACTGCCATCCGTCCTAATAAGGGCGAGCGTATAAATAACAAGGGTATGGATCTTACTTATAATACTACTGCTCTTGCAGCGGGTGATTATACTCTCCGTGTTTATCTTGAACTACTTAAATTTGCCACTATTGAAAACGGTGAATTTTCTTGTGCCTTCGCATAAATCAAAGATATAATAAATCAAAAAGAGGACTTGATCGTAGATTGATAATCAAAGATTATCTCATATAATTTATTTTTTTAATTCGTTTTATAATTTAAATAATAATCTATTATTATATTATAAATATGACAATTGATAGTAAAAATCCAACTGATGAAATATCAAAAGCACGTCCATCATTAAAAACAAATACAATAAAACAATATACAACTAATCTTAATAAATTAAAAAAGATGTTTGATACTGACAATTATGATTTTTTAAAAAAACCCGAAGATGTGATGGATAAATTAAGTGATCTACATTATTTAAGTCAACGTAATATATTGAATGCAGTAATTGTATTATTGATGGCATTAAATGATGATAAAAAGTATGATGAATTATTAGAAGAATATGGAAAATTGCGAGATGAGTTGAATAATAAATATAATGATGAACAAAAAAGTGGAGTTATAAGTGATAAACAATCTAAGAATTTTGCAACAACTGAAGAAGTATTTAATATGATAAATGAGATGGCGGATGAGTTGAAACCTTTAAAAAAGAAATCAAATGATAATATTACAAAAAAAGAAAAACAATTATTACAAGCGTATGTATTATTTAATATTTATGCACGAATGCCTTTTAGAAATGATGTTGCTGGTATGATGTCAATTAATCAAGCAGCATATAAGAAATTAAGTGATGAAGAAAAAAAAGAAAATAACTATTTAGTTGTTCCATCTAAGGGTAATTTATATTTTGTATTAAATAAATATAAAACAAGTAAGAAATATGAAGAGTTAGATTTAAAAATTGAAGATAAAGATTTAAGAAAGATATTAAGATATTATTTGAAGGTCAATGGTATGGGTGTTTTATTTAAGACATCAACTGATAAACCATTAACTAGAATTGAATTAAGTAAAGTATTATTAAAGTATTCAAAAAAGTATATGAATAAATCAATAAGTACAACCCTTTTACGCAAGATCTATTTATCAAGTAAATATGGTAACATGAAAGAAGAGTTAGAGAAAGATAATAAAGTAATGGGGCATAGTAAGCAAGTTGCATTAGATACTTATGTTAAGAAATCTAAAGAATAATTATGTATTAAATTAATTTTCTAATATTTTTTCTTACACGACTAAATTTTCCATAACCTTCTGCGATTGTTGAAATCATTGTAGTATAGTCATTATAAAATTTTGTTGGATTACCATCTTTATCAGTAATTTTCTTTTTAAATTCTAAATTACCTTTTTGTATAATAGCACTATCATCATTATATTCTTTTAATAATTTACTTCTACCTTTACTATCTAATTTTCTAAATTTAGCAGCAGTATATTTTTTATTAAACTCAGTTAAATCTGCTTTTAGTTTATTCAAATATTCTTTACTTTTATCATCATCTACAACGACACTTGGACTTGCTTTTTTCTTTGGTGTAGTTTTCTTTTTTGTTGCTGCTAAATATCCTTCTTTCCAACCCTTTATGACTGCTTTTCTATCATCATCATTTTTATAATCCGTAACTATTGGTGCTTTTGGATCTAAAATCTCACCACCATCATCACCAACAACATCTCCTTCTACATCATCAATACCTTGTTCATATCCTTCATCATATCCTTCCTTATATGCTGCTTTTGTATTTGATGGTGTAGTTTTTTTAACTGGTGCTACTTTTTTTTTTGCTAAAACTCTTTGAATTGCTGCACCTTGTTTAATACCTTCTGCTTTTATTTTATCTTCTTTTTCTTTCTTCTTCATATCTTTTGATTTCTTTGCTACTGCTTTTTCTTCTTTAGTTTTTGGTTTCGGTAATACTTGTGTTGCTTTGTTCATATCAACAACTGGTAGTTTTTTAACTTTACCTTTACTAACGGGTCTTAATGTTTGTTTTTCATGATCTACCATATATCCCGCCTTTTTTACAATTGCCATAATATCTTCTCTTTTAGATCCTTTTGGGATTTTAATAGATACCAATACATTATGTGCTCTTATTAGTTTTCTAATTTCCGTAGTTGTTAGTTCGCCTTTCATTTTTCCACTTTTGTAAGGCATCGTTTTTAAGTATATAATATATAAAAATTTAAAATATAAAAAAGTATAAAATGCGTATAATATTCAAAAATAAAATATATTGTATAATATAAATGATAGTGGATAAATCTCATAGTAAAAAAGATATATTATATTTGTTTAAAAAGCATGGAGTTAATATAAATGAAACATTAACAAAAGGCAAGATAGTTCAAGATATTGAAAAGTATATAAATGATTTTCAATATGATGATAAAATAAAAAATTGTACTGAATTAAAAGATTACTTAAAAAATGTATCAAAGAAACAAAGACCAACATCACATCAAAAAACAACAATTATGTTTAATGCAAAAAAGATAATAAAGTGGGCAAAGAATAATTATATATTTGATATGGTAGTATATCGTAGTAAAGATGATCCTTATCGTGATATTATGAGTATATATATGTGGGGCGATTTGCCAAGTGTTAGACGTGCATGTAGATTTTATAATTTAAGTCCATATTGTACAAATAATGTTAATCCCGTTATTAGTGAAGAAGTTGAAGAAGAGATGAATCAAAAAAAAATTATTAAACAACAAAGTTTATATTGTTTAACTATAAGACGTGCTACAAAAGAAAATCCAATATTAGTAACATTTGATTAAACACCTATAATATTAGTAATACATTCATTTAATTTATCATTTTCTTTTTTTAATTTATCATTTTCTTGTATTAATTTTATAAATTCATTATTTTGTTTTTGTAATTCATTTATTTTATAATTAAGAATTAATATTTGTTTACTTAATGTATCAATAGTTGTTTGTTTTGTTTCTAATTCGTCATCAAACTTATCACGAATTAATTGCAATAATTGAGAATAATTTAGATTATTTGTATCCATTTTTATTTTATGAAGTCATCTTTAATTTATAAATTATCAAATTATAATTATTCTTATAAATAATCTTTATTAATATATCCATAATTATTACAACCACCTTGTTTTATATAATTATATACATCAATATTCAAGTAATCTTTTTTCTTAAGTTCATTTAATATAGATTTAAATACATATTTCCAATCTTTTTTTTTACTATATGGTTTTATTAAATAATATGCGTCATGAATATTTTTAAAACGACATATTTTTAATATTTGATATTTAGTAGTTTGATTATTAACAAATACATCATTATAGATATTTGGATATTTATATTGCACATAAAATCTAAAAACATCTATTGGATCTAAACTATAATGATAATCTATTCTATATTTACGTTTGCGTTTATAATAATCTAAATATGATATATTATATTTACGACGGTATCCCGTTAAAATTCTACCATCTTCTATTCTACGTTTATTTAATTTTGGATTAAGAAGTCCAATTAACATACCTTCATATTGTGTATAATGATAATAAGGTATATCTTTTTCAAAATATATTTTAATATAATAACCATCTTTAAATTTTGATTTAATTCTTTTGACTGTATGATGATTCATAATATAACTAAATTGACTCTTACCATTAGTTTCACCAACATATAAACAAATATCATTTTTATAAAATACATAAACAATATGTTGTTTTTTATAAGATAATTTGCTTTGTAATAGTTTTGCATCTTCTATAGATTTTATAATCATTTTTATTTTATGAAGTCATCTTAATAATTATAAATTATCAAATTATAATTATTCTTATATATTAGTAATTCTTATATTTAAGATTTAATATTCAAAATATATAATTGAAACTTTAATAAACCACCATAAAGATTATCATGATTTTTGATCCAATTCCAATAAGATTTATCTTTATCATGAACATATTTATATGATTTATTTTTATATTTTCCACAATCAATAATTTGTTTTGCACATTCCTTGCAAATATATTCATCTTTTTTTGGGACTTTTCTCATTTTACTATAACAAACTTTGCAAAATTTTTCGGGATGTTCTAATTTATCTAGTTTAAGTAATGCTTCTTTATTCATAGATTTTGCAATATGTGCGGAACAATCACTACCAATAATTAAATCTATACCATTATGGATATTTTTGATATAACATAATTTTTTAATATGTTTTTTACAAATACATTGTATATTACTATCATTGTCTGCAATTCTAACTTCAGTTAGATACCATTCTAAAATTCCATCCTTATAAGTATCAGCATTTGAATAATATGTAAGTTGTTCAATAAATCTTTTTCTATAACCCGCTGCTGATGTATCCATTTTTATTTTATGAAGTCATCCTAAATTTTATAAATTATCAAATTATTATTCTTATATATGAGTATTACTTATATATAAGACTAATTATAATTTGAAAAAAGATAATTTGAAATTCCATAAGACTAATTATCATACTACTAAAAACAAAGATGACTATTACTGATGATTACAAAAT